TACCGAAGGGTGCTTACGAGGTTACTGATGATCACAGGTGGTATGCAGCAGCCTCGAGCAGCGTGGCAATAGGTAATGATGTCACTATGACAGAAACTATGAGGCTGGAAGAAGACGGTGATCTTCACGTAGAAAATGATGTTGTTGCCTTCTCTACCACAGTATCAGATCAACGCCTCAAAGATGATGTAGAAACACTTGACAAATCACTAGATAAGATTCTACAATTAAGAGGTGTATCGTTCACTTGGAACTCAGGGTCTCGTGAAGGAACTCGTGACATTGGTGTTATCGCACAAGAAGTGGAAACGGTTATACCAGAAATTGTTCGTGAGAAACAGGCAGTCCTAATTGATGATCAACCCACAAAGACGGTTGACTACGAAAAACTTGTTGCTGTTCTTATCGAAGGTATGAAAGAACAACAATCCCAGATTGATGAACTTCGTGAAGAAATTCAAGCACTCAAGGGAGAATAAGTAGATGGGCATAGTTGCCAGCACAAATGTTTCTTTTAAAAACCTTTACCGAGGCACTTCTTGGGGCCAAAGCAATTCAACAATCGCGGATGTAAGTACAAATAAACAATTTTCGATTTCCGCTATAACACACCTAAGAAACCAATTCGGAATAGAATATGACGCTAGTAATCCGATTAACGGAACTCAGGGAACTGAATGGAAAGCGTCTCAAACCGTTGGATTATATCTAGCTGATGCTATTCTCACCCAACAAATTACTTTCGGCACCGACTTGAAGGGTTCTTTAACTAGTGGTTGCGGTTATGGCAATCGATATAATCCAAATAATTTTACCGGCAGACAGTTAAGTATAGATGGTGTGTTAATAACTCATAATGGACAAGTCGTGACATTCGATGACGGCTTCGCCGGAACTGGGTACTACAATGATGGTACCACTGAGCGGTTTCAGCTTTCGGTAGAAACTGCTAGTGCCGGGCCCCCTGCTGCCGATTTTGTAAGTTCCATAATTATTCAAATTTCTGGTAACGCGGCAGTCACTCAAAACGGTCAGCAAGATAGTTTTACACTTGATTTGGCCAACGCCAGCTCCACCGGAACTTTGGGTAATATCCGCTTTATATTCTGGAATCAGACCGATTTTGGAGATAATACCGCTTGGACTAATATGACTAATGCTTGGGATGGTTCTGGGGATATGTTTATCGCTTTTGTCGCATAATTTAACAGGAAAATCCTTAAACATATAAATAGGACATATACACACACCACTAATGATGGGTTGGGGATATGTCCTATTATAAAGACCTAACGATAGACCAAGGTTCTTCAGTTTCAATTGATGTCTATCTTACAAACAAAGACGGCACGGCTAAGAATTTAACCAATTACACGCCGACTGCTCACATCAGTCCAAACTATAATCTTGATAGTGATAATATTACTGTGTTCACTTGCACAGTAGATTCTGCTGCGTCTGGAATTATTAATCTTGCGTTATCCTACACTCAAACGGACAATCTGAAAGCGAACAAGAGGTATGTCTATGACCTTGAGATTGCTAGAGATAGTTCTGGTTCAATTGCAGAAATTGAACGTGTTATGGAAGGTCAGATTTTCATAACCCCATCAGTAACTAAACTTCCGGGCTTATAATGACAACCGTTGTTCAGAAAGTAGTTCAGGTTAAAACTAAAGTGAACAAAGTTGTTATCACTAAAAATACTTTGGTTAAAAAAGTCGTTTTAAATTAACCAATAAATATGATTGAATAAAAGGATTAACAATAATGGCAACACCAAATTCAAGGCAATCACTGATAGACTTCTGTCTTCGCAGATTAGGTGCGCCTGTAATTGAAATTAATGTTGACGATGATCAGATCGAAGATAAGGTCGATGATGCATTACAAATGTATCAAGAGTTTCATTCTGATGCAACCTATCGAACATACTTAAAACACGTTATCACACAAACCGATAAAGACAATGGATATATTCCAATATCGTCCAATGTAATTTATGTGTCTCAACTGTTTCCTCTAAACCCGACATTTTCTTCTGTGAATATGTTTGACATTCGATATCAGATGATGTTGAATAGTCTGGGTGATTTTTTGAACTTTGCAGGTGGTATGTCTTACTACTATCAAATGCAACAGTACTTAGAATTTCTCGATCAAATATTGTCGGGTTATCCTCAAACCACTTGGTCACGTCATCAAGATAGACTTTACATTTGGGGTGAGTGGTCTAACGGTGATTTAGACGTTGGAGATTATATTGTTGCCGAGGTTTACACAGCCGTTGACCCAACTACATTCTCAAGTGTTTATAATGATATGTTTGTAAAAAATTACACCACTGCGTTAATCAAACAACAGTGGGGTATGAATATGTCTAAGTTTGAGGGAATGCAGTTGCCAGGGGGTGTGACAATCAGTGGCAGACAAATTCTAGAAGATGCTAGCGCAGAACTGAGAGAACTAGAAGAGAAACTTCGTTTAGAACAAGAATTACCACCCGACTTCTTTATAGGTTAAATATGAACATACAGATTGATAATAAGTTATTTGGTGTGATTGTCACTGCGGTCAGTGTGGTCTTTGGTGCCTATATGTATTTGGATAATCTTCACATCGATGAGAACGAATTAGAACTTGATCAAATGGAACAAGATGCAGTAGTAGAAGCTCTCGAAGATGATATCACCACAAGAATGCTTATGTCACAATCTACTCGATACGCAGAGATTGCAAAATACTATGGTGATGTTCAAAGGGAAAGATCTTTAACGAAGGCAGAAGAACTGCGATTAAAAAACGTTGAAGATGAACAATGCCGTATTCGTAATATCATATCAAAACATAATGTGGAGTCTTGCGACTAATGGCAACCAATCCATATTTCAGTCAGGGTAGAAAAAGCGAACAATTGTTGTACGAGGATTTGGTGATCGAATCCTTAAAAATGTACGGACAAGATGTTTACTATCTACCACGAGAAATCGTTAATCAAGATGATATCTTTGTTGACGATTCGGTTTCTCGTTTCTCTGATGCCTATAAGATTGAAATGTATATCGAAAACACCGAAGGGTTTGATGGTGAGGGAGACCTATTTACCAAATTCGGTGTGGAGATTCGTGATGCAGCTACATTTATTGTTTCACGAAGAAGATGGAATAGTGTCATTGCAGAGAATGAAGAAACCGATGTGGTTCCTTTTTTCCGTCCCCGTGAAGGTGATGTAATCTATCTTCCATTGTCTCAGTCTATGTTCCAAATAATGAAGGTAGAAACCGAGTCTCCATTCTTCCAACTCAAAAACCTTCCTACATTTAGAATGCGTTGTGAACTCTTTGAGTATAACGATGAAGACTTTGATACAGAAATTGAAGAGATTGATCAGGTAGAAAACTTCTCTGCGTATCAATATGTAATGACCTTCTCTTCGGTCACCGGAACGTTTGTCGTAGGTGAAAATGTAACACAGAACAACGGTGAGTATACGATGAATGGTGAAGTGGTCAATTGGGATGCAGTAAATAATAAACTATATCTAGCCCACGTAGGGGCAGATGACGGTGAATTCCACACCTTTACCACAACCGCCAATGTGGTTGGTGGAACTTCAGGTGCGATAGGTACACCATCACTCATTGAAGAATTGCAAAATATTCAACGTGAAGCACAGAACGATATCTTTGATGTGTTTGAAAGTGACTTCTTAGATTTTAACGAATCTAATCCGTTTGGAGATCCTCAGTAATGTTTGGTACATATTTTTATCATCAAAGAGTTAGAAGAACAGTTGCCGTTTTCGGTTCCCTGTTTAATAACATATATGTTTTAAGAAAGAATTCTAGTGGTGCTGTAATTAGTCAGGTCAAGGTGCCACTTTCTTATGCTCCTAAAAGAAACTTCATCGAACGAATAGAACAGATGAACAAAGGAGAAGATGCGGAAAGACAGATTGCAATCAAACTGCCTCGTATGTCTTTCGAAATTGTTTCGATGGAATATGATCTGGCCCGTCAACTACCGAAAATAAATTCACGATCAAAACAGTTGACAAATGGAAGTAATAGTGTATCAGACAGAACTCGATTATACACCTCTGTACCCTACAATGTCAACTTTCAATTAAACGTATATGCAAAATCACAAGACGATGCGTTGCAAATTGTCGAACAGATTATACCTTTTTTCAATCCACAATATACAGTAACAGTCAAACCACTCGAAGATTTGACAGACATCAAAGACGATGTTCCAATTGTGTTACAGGGATTGAACTTTCAGGATGATTATGAAGGCCCATTAGAGGCGAGAAGAACCATTATATACACTATGGACTTCTCAATGAAAATTAGTTTTTATGGCCCTCTTTCTACTGGTCCGATTATTCGTCAGGTGGATACTCCAATCTATCAACAGGATACTGGATTATCTGGAGATAGTGATACCTTACTCGAAACAATTAGAACGGTACCGAATCCGTTAGCGGTAAGTCCTGATAGTGACTTTGGATTTAGTTATGAATATTTTAACGCATTGGATAGTGTAACCTAATGAAAGATGATAATACAAAAAATATACAAGACGACTATGACACTTCACGTGACACATATCTCGAACTGATTGAGGGTGGTAAAGAATCGCTTGAGCTTATGATACAAGTCGCTCGCGAATCTGAACACCCACGAGCTTTTGAAGTTTTGTCTGGTATGATCAAGAACATCGCAGATGTAACCGATAAATTGATGGAACTGAACAAAAAACATAAAGATGTTATTAAAGAAGATAAACCTGAACAAAAACAGATCACGAACAATAATGTGTTTTTAGGAAGCACAACTGATTTACAACGATTATTACAAGATGAAGAAAAGGTGATTGATGCAAAACTCGTTACTGAGAATGAATAATAACGAAACGTATCTTGGCAATATCAATGTAAAACGTGATGGTGTAGTTCAGGAATGGACTAAGGAGCAGATACGTGAATACAAAAAGTGCATGGACAACCCTTCGTACTTTGCAGAAAAATATGTCAAGATTATTTCGTTGGACAGTGGGCTTGTTCCATTTAATCTTTACGATTATCAAAGACATATGTTTGAACATTTCAACAGCAATCGTTTTAGTGTCGTTTTGGCTTGCAGGCAGTCTGGCAAATCAATATCGTCGGTTGCCTACCTTCTCTGGTACGCCATTTTCCATTCCGAAAAAACAATCGCTGTATTGGCGAATAGAGGCGCGACTGCCCGAGAAATGCTCGCACGTGTTACTCTCATGTTGGAAAATCTTCCATTCTTCTTACAACCTGGCTGTAAAACTCTCAATAAAGGTTCGATCGAGTTTTCTAATAACAGTCGGATTGTTGCTGCTGCCACTAGCGGGTCTTCTATTCGTGGTATGTCTGTTAACCTACTTTATCTTGACGAGTTTGCTTTTGTTGAGCGAGCGGCTGAGTTTTATACCTCTACATACCCCGTGGTATCCGCCGGAAAAGACACCAAAGTCATCATCACGTCGACCGCAAACGGAATAGGAAATACCTTTCATAAAATTTGGGAAGGTGCAGAACAGGGGATCAATGAATTTAAATCGTTTCGTGTAGACTGGTGGGATGTGCCTGGGCGAGATGAAGAATGGAAGGCACAAACAATTGCAAATACATCACCACTCCAATTCGACCAAGAATTTGGTAACACCTTTTTTGGAACAGGTGACACCCTTATAAATGCCGAGACGCTTTTATCACTAAGGGCAAAAGCGCCTCGGCAAGTTTTAGAGGGCGGTCTTCTAAAAGTTTATAACGAACCTGCTAGCAAGCACGAGTACATCATGACCGTTGATGTCTCGAAAGGAAGAGGTCAGGACTACTCTACGTTCACTGTCATCGACATATCGACACGCCCATTTGAACAAGTGG